GTGCCCACCCGGCGCAGCATCATGGCCTTCCGGTGCCGCGTGAGGGCCTTGCCACAGGCCAGGTCGGTCTTGCCGCCGCCGGCCGCCCCGCCGTACCCGATGATGTCCGCCTCGCTCTCGTAGGCCATCTGCTGCGGGCCTTCAAGCGGGCGCCACGGCGTCGGGTCGCTGGTGATCAGGGCGTCAAGCTCGGCAGCCTCCTGCGGCGTCAAGTAAGCCAGCAGCGACGGGTCAAAGGAGGTCGGTAACATCGTCCGTGTCCCCGTCCCGGCGGGCCTTGGCCGCCGCCAGGATGGCCGCGATCTTGGCCGCCCGCTCGGTGTCGGTGATCTGCACCGGGCCGCCGTCGGCGCCTGTCAGCTCCAGTGCAGCCTTGTCCCCGTACTTCTTCGGGCACCACTTCGCCAGGAGCTTCAGGCGCGTCTCGATCTGCAGCTTGCGATGCCCGAGCATGTCGGCCCGTTTGACCTTCATCCCGGTCTCCGACTCCTCGGTTTCCTCGCCCATCTGCGGCGTGTCCGCGATGCTCAGGATGTCCTCGGCGATGGCATCCGCGCCCAGCTCGCGCGCATTCGAGACGCGCAGGGCGAAGTCCTTGTCGGCATTGACCCATCGATACACCGCCGACCACGTGGGCATGTGCGTATCGCGGCAGATCGCCCGCAGCGGCTCGCCGTTGGAAAGCCGCTCGCAAATCTCATCGGCCAGCGCGTCGGAGTAGAAGATTCTGACCATTTTCAACCCTTGAAATTGCCACACTGCGCACTGCGCACGGTTGGAGTGTGTGCCTCGAAACCCGCTCAGAGAGCGGGCTTTGCGGTGCGCGTGGCGTGATCCATGATGAGCTGTTCAAGCCACAGAGCCCCGCCCTTCCTACGCACGATAGCCCGCGCCTTGAGGGACACGCGCACCCTCAACTCCACTTTGTCGGTGCGCGCCCCTTGGGATTTGGGCCGCTCGACAAGCTCGCCCTTCTGCCCGCGGCGCCGGCCGGTGCAGATGTCCCTCACGCTCGACTTGCTGATCTTCCACTTCCTGGCCAGCTGCGAGTAGGACCGCTTGGGGGCGTCTTCCGGCCCGCGATCCTCCAGCAGCTGATCCACCTCGGCATCCGTCAGCACCGCGCGACGGTGCCCCTCACCAATGCGCTGGCCGCGCTCATTGACCGTGACATGCATGGTGGTCTCCTTCGGTCTTGTGCGCGATGCGTGCTTCCAAACTCATGTTCGGCTCCTTCTCGGCCAGCGTTTGTGGCGCCGCCGGGTTTATGCAAAAATCTGCGTGCTGAATGCGTAAAAAATTGCGTGGGTCGTGTGGGTCGTTTGTGGGCCTTTTTTCCTAAACTTTTCTTGTGTACACATATGAGAAACTTCTATAAAAACGGCCTTCACACGCCCCACACGACCCAAAACAAAAGCGCATGTGAATATTTGCGTGTAATCTTTTGCACTTAGCCAAGGCAAATCCGCCATAACATGCAAATACGTAGAAAAACGCTCATATCGTTGTGCGCAATTCTTGCGGGTTGCGCGACGCCTTCCGAACATTTCAATTGGGTAATGGTTGGCGGGAGTAAGGCGGACGGCAATGTGTCGCTCGGCGTCGACGTATCCCCCAAGATGGGGTAACCGAAACCATCGCGCATTGGGACGTCGCACAAGCCAACGCTGAGGCAGATCGGCGCTGTAAAAATTGGGGATACACAGGCGCCGAGATGTACCGCGACGGGCGACTTCCAATATTGAAGGTGTGCCACCCCCAGGGAGTTAGCCCGTGCTGGTCTAAAACCTATCGGGTGTTTTACCAATGCACCGGATCGAAGTAGGGTCACTCGAAACCCTCGAAATTACGCGCCCGAATACCAAGTAGGCCCCGGCCCCGTAGCCCGTAGGAGTTCTTGAATCCGTCAAACCCCCTCGACTGAAGCCGCCGGCCCAACGCCTTGCTGCTGGCGATGAACCGCAGCTCGCCGCGCGCCTTGGCGAACGCCTCCCAGCTCGCCCACAGGTTCGCGCTGGATTCCACGAATGCCGGCCCCACCTCGCAGCATTCATCCAGCCACTCGGCCAGCAGATCCATGTCGCTCTTGTAATCCTCCCGGGCCTGACGCACGGCCACCGGCGGGTTCAGCCCTTCGCGCTGGTACTCCACGGCGCCGCGCACGCACCACGCCATAATGCCCTCGGCCTCGGCCTTCAGCTTCTCGGCCCGGCCCGTGTCCTTCGTCACCGTCGGGTCTTTGTCGAAGTTCCGGGTAAAGGGCACCAGCATCAGGCGGCGCCAGATCGCGTGGTCGTCGCCCTTCACGATCGGCCGATGGTTGGTCGGCATGAACGCCACCCAAGTGGGCGCAACCTCCACCGTGCTCTTCGAGTACATCCCGCGCGCCGGCATCGGATCGCCGCCCGTCATGGCCTTGATCAGGCCTTCGCGCAGCTCGCTGCCCTCGTCCGGCTCGCTGGAATAAACGAAGCGCGCACCGCGCAGGCGCAGCACGTCCTCGCGGGGCCCGTTGGCCTGTGCGCCGCCCGGCCCACTGCTCAGAAAGGTGTCCGCGCTGGCCGTCTTGGCGTGCTCGCCCAGCACATCCCGGATCGCGCCCAGCACGGTGCTTTTGCCGTTGCTGCCGCCCCCGTAGGGAATGATCAGGATGTCCTCGCGCGGACTGCCCAGGATCGCGTAGCCGATCAGCCGCCGGAAGAACGCCACCATCTCCCCGTCGCCGAAGAACACATCGGCGACGGTCTGCTCGAACAGCGGGCAAGTCGCATCGGCGTCGAAATTCACCGCCGTAACGATGGTGATGTAGTGATCCATCGTGGCCGGCAGCAGCTTGCCCGAGCGCAGATCGACGGCCCCATTGCCCACGCCCAGCAGGTGCGTGTGCTTGTCCAGATCCGTCACCGGCACCACCACGCGCGGATCGGACTGCGCCAGCGTCACCATGTTGCGCACCATCACGGCCCGCTGGCTGATGGCGCAGAACTTGAAGAACTCGGCCCGCTCGGCGTCCGACTCGATGAGCTTCGATTCATCAGGCAGCGCCCGCACCGTCTCCTTGGCCAGATGGTCCAGATGCACGCCCGGGGCCCTGCCCCAACGGTTGCCCGTCCAGGCCAGCCAGCTCTCCAGCTCGGGCACGTAGCGCAGCCCGTCGCCGTAGGCGTCGAGCATCCGCTCGGCGTTGCCGAACTCGGTATTCAGCCGGCGCGTCTTGCTGTTGAAAGCCGAAACGGCCCGCTTGCCGCCGGCCATTGCCGCCCGAACGTCGACCACCGGCAGATTGGTGTCGGTGAGCTGCTTGAAGCGCATCCGGATAAGGCCGGCCAGCTCCGCACGCACGGCCAGGTCAGCCCCCGAGGCCTCGCCGGCCTTCGGCGCGACCTCGTTCACCAGCTCGATGGAGTCCTCGCAGCTCACGATCAGCGCCTTGGCCTCGTCGAGCGCCCCACGCTTCTCCTGCTTCACCGCCTCGCGCTTGTTCTGGTTGCCGATCTTCAGCAGCCAGCGCGCCGTAACCGGCGCCGCACCGCCACGTCCGAAGCTATCCCAGCGGTAGGCGATGTCGTCATGCCCGCCGTAGTTCGCCGCCGTGGAGCTCCATTCATCCCACACGGCCAGCGCCTCGGCGCTACCCTCGAACTCATGGTGCAGGCTCATGCCCGCCTTGAGCCAGGTGCCGAAGTCCTCGTTATCCACGTGGGCCAGCAGCTTCACCGCGTCGGCGAGCGCAAGGCCCACCTGTGGCTCGTAAGCCATCAGCGGGTCATCCACCGGCGCCGCGGTATTGCGGATCCCCTGGCCAGCAGTAGCGCCGGGCTTGGGCTTGAGCCCCGCATCCACCGCCATCTGCTCGAAAACCCGTAGCGCCTCGGTAACCTGTTCCGCCGTGATCACCGGCAGATCGGCCGCGCGCAGCGCCTCGAGGCCGCCCACCAGATCCACCCATTCATACGGCTGGCCGGTGTCCGGGTGCGTGGCGTAGGCCACGAACTGCTGGCCCTTGCCCAGAATCTCCAGCCGATGCCGGCCGCCGTCCGCATCCTCGAACCACGCGCCGGTGGCCTTGCCCCAGCCGTCGCGCTCGGCCCGGTAGGCCAGTAGGATCTTCGGCGCATTGCCCACGCGCTCGGCGGTGAAGCCCAGGTTCTCCTGGCACCACGCGGTAAAGCGCTCGGCCAGCGGCGCGCAGGTTGTGTCGATGTCCATCCCGGCCAGCGGCTTCGCACCCTGCCCGCACAGCACGCCCAGGCCGTGCCCGGGATACCGGCCAAGGTCGGACACCCCGAGCCGCGCGGTCTGCCACGCGTCGAGCGCCGGCCGCTTGTGGCCCGGCTTGATGGGGATGATCAGATAGCCATTGGCGAGGAGCTGACGGCCGTGGGATTCGAAGTAGGAAGTCATGACGCCCCCAGCAGGTCCGCCATCAGCTGGTCGTCCAGCCGCTGGATGTTCAGCACCGCCTGCCGCCAGTAGCTCGCCTTGAGCTCGAAGCCCACGCCGCGGCGGCCGGCCTCGAGCGAGCAATACACCTCGGAGCCGATGCCCATGAACGGCGTCAGCACCGTCTCGCCCGGGTTGCTCCACAGATCGATGCAGCGCTCGATCACGTCGAGCTGCAGCGGGCTGATGTGGAGCTCGTCCTTCTCGTCGCGGGCGCTGCGGTATTGCAGCGTGCGGGTCTGCCGGATGTCCGTCCAGACCGGCGAGGCGTAGCGCTGCCAGGTCATGATCGACACCCACGTGCTGTACGGCCACGGC